GATTTTCAAAATCCAGAACAATATCTACAAGACTTTAGATTATTATTACTTGATAACGAGGGAATTGTTATGGCTAGCGTGCTCCTACAACAGCCGGTCTTCACTTCATTATCTGAAATACAATTGAACTACGCTACAAGCACACCTCAATTTTCCACTTTCTCTATAGGATTCAAATGTAATTATGTCGATGTTAAACTTGAAATCGGATAAGAGAATAGTAGGTGTCGATTTTTCATTAAACTCCCCAGGGTTTTGTATACTAACAAATGATAGCTGTAAATGGATAAGTCTTCATAGAACAACTAACATCATAGATAAGATGCTTAAAAAAGAGGGATCTCCTTTTAAAGTTCTGAATGATAATGGGAGTGTCTCAATAAATATTATTCCCAAGAAAGAATTTACTGGAGAATACCACGAGAAGGAAAGACAGAAGATCTTAAATGCTATTTATTTTTCTGAGGTTGCATTAGATCTTTTAGCACCATATCTTGATAAGAACACTATAGTTGGTATGGAAGGTCTATCTTTTGGATCTAGTGGTAATTCACTTATAGATATTTCCATGACAACTGCGTTAATTAGAGCTGGTGTGGTTAAGAAAATAAATCCTGATAATTTCTTTGTGATCTCTCCAACTACACTTAAGAAATTTGCAGTAAAAGGAAATGCTAAGAAAGATGAGCTTTATTGTAAGCTTATAGAAGACAGAATATCTGAGGACAGATTAAAACCACTTTTGAATGTTTTGAAAGAATATAAGGATTTATGGATCAAAGGAGCAGGTAAGGTTGAGAACCCTTGTTCTGATATAATTGATGCAACATGGATCTGTTTGTTTATTGAGGAGAATTTTGAGAAACTTTTATCTGGTAGTAAGATATAAATACTAAATAATATAAATTAAAAAAAACTTGAATTATTATGGAAGAAAATTTTGACATCTTTAATCTTGACAACGAATCGTTTGTTAAGCAGGAAATTAAAACAAAAGACGATGATGAGTTTATTTATAAACCTTATCCCGAATTAGGAAAAGACGGAGTGTATAAATCTTTAATTAGATTCTTACCTAACATCACAAACCCTAAAAAATCTAAAATTCACCAATATTATGTTTGGCTGAAAGACCCAGTAGACGGAGCAAATCACAAAGCTATTTGTCCATCTACAGTGGGAAAAAAATCAATACTTAAAGATCTTTTTTGGAAGCTTAAAAATTCTGCTTCTGCTAAGGATCAGGATTTATCTAAATCATTCTCTAGGAAAGAAGATTTTTATTCTTTAATTCAAGTAGTTAAAGATGCAAATCGACCAGACTTAGAAGGTAAAATTATGATATTCAAATTCGGTAGAAAGGTTAACGATATGATCGAGCAACAAATCAAACCAGAATTCGGAAATCCTTCAAATCCTTACGACTTATTCGAAGGTAAAAACTTCGGTCTTCAAGTGAGAAAAGTTGGCGAATGGAACAACTACGATCTTTGTCAATTTGTAGGAGATAAAATGGCTTTAATTATTGACGGAGTATCAGTAGAAAGATCTGAAGAAGGTAGAGAGATAGTTACAAACTTTCTTAACACTGGTCCTTTAGATATAGAAAAATACGATTATTCTGACTGGGATGATGAAGAGAATGAAAAGATTATGAGAATTATTAGAAACACTATTCCTGACGGAAGAATGGTTTCTGAGATTATTGGATCTAGCTCTGATTCTAAACCCGTAAGTGCTCCTGCTTCTGTAGATTCATTCTACGAAGATGCTAATAACAGAACATCAACTCAAGAGACTAACGATTCAGAGAATGCAGCTCCTGCTAAAGAAGTTAAAGCACCTGCTAAAAAATCTGCACCATCTTTAGATGATCTTTATAATGATCTATAAATAATGGATTGTTATGGAAACAAAGGCTATAAGTGTCCTATCAGTAGATAGGGTTAAAGGAATAGTTAATTCCGCTTTACTTAAGTTCTTTGGCAATGATCCTCAAAGATTAAAAATCTATCAAGGGGGCAACAGACTAAACTTCTGTTGCCCTTATTGTGGAGACGGAAAGGATGCAAAGAAAAAAAGAGGTAATCTATACACGGACACATTAACATATAAATGTTATAATGGAGGATGTGGTATCTTCAAAAATCTAAATCAATTTACTAGAGATTTTGAAATCAATGGAATGCTTTCCACTGATGAAATTGCAGAGATAGCAGAGATATCTAGAAATTCCACTATAAGAAAAAAAATAAGGAATTCTTTAGATTACTTTTTTGCTGAAAATTACAAAGATATACTTGTTGGTAGAGAAGAATTTAAACAAGCATTAAATCTTCTAGAAGTGAAAGGAACATATGGGGAGAAATGGCTATTAGAAAGAAATCATTTACCAGATGAAAAATTCTTATGGGATCCTAGCAGAAGGAACTTATATCTCCTGAATCTATCCGGAGACGAAACAAAGATACTTGGTCTACAGATTAGACCTATAGTAAAAAAGAATAGTGGAAGTAAATACTACACTTATAAGCTTAGTGGTATTTATAAAAATCTACTAAAAGAAACAAACCCCGAAATTATATTAAAAGCCGAAGAGGTTGATCCAATATCTAGCGTTTTTGGATTCTCTACTGTGGATCTAGATTCAATGATAACAACTTTTGAAGGTCCTTTAGATGCTTGGCTTTGTCCTAATGCAATAGCATTATGTTCTATAAATAATCCTTTCCCTTTTGATGTAACAAATAAAAGATGGTTATTAGATAGTGACGAAGTTGGAAGACAAAAAGCTAGAGAATTTTTAGAAGCAGGAGAAGAAGTTTTCCTTTGGGGAAAATTTATTAAAGAATGTGAATTACCAGAAAGAGATAAATGGGATTTAAACGATGTGGTTAATTATGTAAGATCCACAGGAAAGAAGATCAAAAGATTAGATAATTACTTTTCTGTTGATAAATGGGATATTATAGATATATGAAATATAAAAAGAACAACAACAAATTTAAGTTCCCTGTAGATATAAAGGGAGATTTAGATGTGCCTGATTTTGATATATCTGATAATTTTTCCACAGAGATAGTAAAGAATAAGATAGATTCAGAAGTTAAAGAGATAACAAAAAATAAGAAAAAGAAATGGCAGAGCAACAACCTAATGTAGAGAAAAAAGATTTCGATAAAGGATTCCAAATAGAAAGAGAAGAATGGACGGAAAAAATTAGAGAGCTTTCTATTAGAATGAAAAATATTAGAGAGCTTGCTGATGTGCAGGTTGATCTTTATTATAATAGACAGATACTATTAGAATACTCTGCTAAGTTGGGACAGGTAATGAGTAAGCTTAATGCTAAATTTAGAAAAGATAAGGCTAATAGATTAAAATACTATTCTGAAATGTCTCAAGTAAAATATGGGTCTAATGAAAAAACGCCTTTAATAGAAGGTGATCTTTCTGAATTAAAAGAAAGAATGGATCTTGTTGATGGGCAAATATCTTTCCTTAATGAGACTATGAAAACTGTCGATCACATGCTTTATGGCGTGAAATCAAGAATATCTTTAGAGGAATATTTAAGATCAGGAGCGGTTAAAAATAACTATTAATAATGTTAAAATTTGTAGTAAGTGAAGATAGAAATTGGTTAAGTCTTATAGATTACGAAGAAGAATTTGAAAGAAAACAGATTGATATATCTTTAACTAGAAAAATACATAATCATTATTTTCATCCATTAGTTAAGAAAAAACATTGGGACGGAGCAATATGCTTTGTTGATAAAAGATTACCCATTTGGAGAGTGCCTTCCGGACTTTGGTCGGAGGTATACCAGATATGCGAAAAATATAAAATAGAGGTTGAAATAAACGGGCTAGAAAGAATCATTGATAATTCTTTTACACTGGAAAAATACACTGAATGGTGTAATAAATTCTTTGAAGGTGGTGTTGGTGGAGATCCAGAAAAAATGCCTAGAGATTATCAGATAGAAACAGCATGGAAGATTATAAAATTTAAACTTTCCGTTTCTGAGGTAGCAACAAGTTCTGGTAAGACCTTAATCGCTTTTATGGTAATGGCTTACCTTAAAGAAGTTTTGAAGGTGAAAAAATTCCTTATGGTAGTTCCTAATACCAATCTAGTTATACAAGGATCCGAAGATTTTGAAGAATACGGGCTAGAGAAATTAGAAGACTGTGAGATACAACAGATTCATGGATCTAATAAGAAAAAAATCTCTGGGGGATTAATGATAGGTACATATCAATCTCTAGTTAAAATGGATCCTGAATTTTTTGATGACGTGGAAGCTGTATTTGTGGATGAGTGTCACCAAGCTCAAAGTGCATCTATTAAAAAAGTAGTGGCTTTATGTAAAGACTCTAAATGGAGATTTGGTTTATCTGGAACATTAGCTAATAAAAATACTGCGGAGTATTTAACTATACAACAATTTCTTGGACCTTTAATCATGGAGATTTCTCCAAAATTCTTATTTGATAACAAATATGCTACTCCTGTTTCTATTAAGATAGTTAAAATGGATTGGATGGATGAGGATGTTAAAGAGAAACTTGCCACATTAAAAGAAACTAAAAATGAGATGGAGGGTAACGAGCTTTTTAATCTAGAAAGAAAGCTTGTTGTTAATTCTGACAAGAGACTTAATTATATTATAAATTTTGTTCTTAAAACATCAAAGAATTCTCTTTTACTTTTTCAATCTGTTGGCGAGGGATATGGTAAAAGAATATATGACGGAATAAGAGAAGGATCTAATGAT